TGGTGTTATAGAATTTAATAAATCTGATATTGTTAGACATCCAATAATTAAAGTTATTGAAGATGTATTTGATAAATATGAAGAGGAAAATGAAGATAAAAAAATATTACATAAAATTAAAAAAGAAGTAATCACTGAATCAAAAGATGAAAAATTTTCATTTTTAGGTTTATTTAGAGGTAAAAAACATTAATTCACTTTACTTATACCAATTAAGTTCTTAAATTTAATTTATGAAAATTGGAATTTGTATAAATGAGGTATTAAGAGATTTTATTAGTCAGTTAGCCTACACATATGAAAAGTATGTCGATGATATCGATATAACTGAAAAAGATGTAACTAACTATAATTTAATCGAATTCTTTAAATTTGATGACATCAACAAATTTAATTCGTTTCTATATTTAGAAGCACCTCTAGAAATCTTTGGTCATGCCGACCAGATGTCAGATGGTTTAATGAACCATTTTAATAACTTTTTAAGTAATATTAAAGACGATGAAGAACATGAAATTATTCTTACTAGTCTTGAGATTGAAAAAAGTATCCCATCAACACTATTCTTCTTATCTAAAACTGGTTGTAGAGCTGACAATATTAAATTTGTTAGTAAATATGACCAAAAATGGAACGATATTGATGTTTTAATCAGTGCTAACCCAAAAGCTTTAGAATGTAAACCAGACGGTAAAATAAGTGTGAAAGTAAAAGCATCTTATAATAAAGACGTATCTGCTGACTATGAGATAGAATCAATATTAGATTTTATAAATGATGAAGATTTAAGAAATAAAATCTTAAATACTAAAATAACAACTTACGAAGAAATAAATTAAAATGATAGAATTTGGTGGAAATATTTATTATATAGATATAAATGCAATTGGAGAAACAATTAAACAATTAGGCATTAACGCAACTGATTTAATTACTGATAAGGAAATAAAAACAACGCTAGATGAAAGTGGTAAAAAAACTGGTACTGAGATAATTGAAGTTACTAGAGAAAGAGGTTTAGACATGGATGTTGCTAAATATGATGTCATAAGATTAATGTTAGATGTAGTAATGGATGGTAATAACGAAACTGAAGATGATTCACTGGGTTTAGATAGAGCATTAGAGAAAACATCCTTACCATTTAAAATAGCATTTAACTCATTAATAAAATACGGTATATTAAAAGAAGTAGAAGAAGATTAATACTTAAAATAAAATAAAATAAAATAATAAAAATTAAATAAATATAAAAATGGAAGATAAAACAAAAATTCAAGAACAAATTAATGAAGTAAAATCTACTATCGATAAATTAGATAAAAAAGATTTTACAATGTATTTTTTTACATTGGATACGAAAGGTAACCCAAGTGCTGGTATTGCAAATATATATGAGCATGTTAAAACATTAAATGAATTAGGTTTTAAAGCTGTTATTCTTCATGAGAAAAATGATTATAAATTTGAAATTGACCAAGATGGTCAAGGTCTTTCAGATTGGTTAGGTGCTGAATATTCCGCATTACCACACATGTCAATTGAGAGTCAACAATTAAAAGTTGGACCATCTGACTTTATTATTATTCCAGAGATTTTCTCAAACATAATGGACCAAGTTAAAGGTTTTCCTTGTAAGAAAATAGTTTTTTCACAAAACTACGATTATTTACTAGAATTATTAAATCTTGGTAAACGTTGGAATGTTGATTATGGATTCAATGATGTAATTACAACTAGTAATAAACAAGCGGATTATGTTAAATCATTATTCCCTTCTATTAATACTCACGTAGTTCCAGTATCTATACCTTCTTATTTTGTAGAAAGTGAGAAACCTAAAGTTCCAGTCATTTCTATTGTTACTAGGAACCCAGGTGATGCTGCTAAAATTGCAAAATCTTTCTGTTTACAATACCCAATTTACAAGTGGGTTACTTTTAGAGAATTAAGAGGTTTACCAAGAAAAGAATTCGCTACTGAATTAGGTAAGTCTTGTTTAGCTGTTTGGATTGATGACCAAGCTGGTTTTGGTACCTTCCCACTAGAAGCTATGGAATGTAATACACCAATTATCGGTAAAATTCCTAATATGGTACCAGAATGGATGGAATCAAAAGATGAAGCTGGTAATTCAACTGTTAAAAACAATGGTGTTTGGACAAACACAACATTAAATATACCAGAATTAATCGCAACATATTTAAAAGTATGGTTCGAAGATTCTTTACCAGAAGATTTATTAACTTCTATGAAAGAAAGTGCTGGTAAGTATACTGAAGAAAACCAAAAAACAGTTTTAACATCAGTTTATACTAATATTCAAGAAAATAGAATTAACGAATTAAAAATAACATTAGAACGTTTAGAAGAATCTTTAACAGAAACAACTAACGCTCAATAAAAAATAGAAAATATGGAAAAGACAAATATATCGGTAATTTTACCAGTTCATGAATTGAATGATGAGACTAAAAAATATTTAGATAACGCTATTGAAAGTGTTATCGCTCAAACAGTAAGACCAGATGAATTGGTAATTGTTGCACCTAAAGGAAGTGATGTAGTTACATACTTAAAAACTTTAGAATATGGTGATTATAAAGAATCTGTAGTTATTGCTGAAAATGATGGACTTACAGATTTTGCATCACAGATTAATTATGGTGTTAGTGTTGCTAAAACTGAATGGTTTTCAGTATTGGAATTAGATGATGAATACGCTAGTGTTTGGTTTAAAAATGCTGTTAAATATAGAGAAGCACATCAAAATGTTGATTTATTTTTACCAATAATCGTAGATGTTGATGCTGCTGGACAATTTATTGGATTTAGCAATGAAGCTGTATGGGCACAAAGCTTTTCAGATGAGTTAGGTATTTTAGATTTAAATGCATTATTAGCTTATCAAAACTTTAATATTGACGGAATGGTTATTAAAAAAGAAGTTTTTGAAAGTCTAGGTGGTATTAAAGCTGGGATTAAATTAATGTTCAATTACGAATTCTTATTACGTATGACATTCAAAGATGTTAGAGTAATGATTATACCTCGTTTTGGATATAAACATTTAAACCTTCGTGAAGGGTCTTTATTCTCTTCATATAAAGAACAGATTGACCCAGTTGAGGCAAGATGGTGGTTAGCACAAGCTAAAAAAGAATATTACCACACAAAAGATAGAGGGATAACATATGACACACTAAGTGCATAAATGGTGGCTAAACGAGGACGAAAAAGAAAAAACGACATGTATTTTGGTCCAGATGAAGAAGCTGCCGTTGTTAAATTTTTAGAATTTAGAGAAATACATATAATTGATTTAGTTAAGGATAAACCCTTAAAAATAAATCACAACTTAGGTAAAGAAATTAGTATTGATGCATCATACATTACACCAAATTTAAATGCATACAGTACTGATAGTAAACTACTTGAGATAGATGTAACTTTAGATATTAAAGATTATGAAGAAAATTGTGTTACTATAACACCAGACGAAACTGTGTCTGGTGCTACGGTAATCGTTATTGACACCATCAATAGAGATTTAATATTTACCAAATGGTTAAATGCTCCAATCTCTAAAATGATTGAATCGATAATTAGAAAATATAAGTTATATAGAAAAGGTTTTACTTTTGAAGAGTTACATACAGATACCTACTCATTTTTGATGACAAAGGCTCATAAATTTGAGCCTGGTAGAAATAAAAAAGCTTACTCATACTTTGGGACAATATCTAAAAATTATATTTTAGGGTTACTAATAAAGGATGATAAATATATGAAACAAACAGCATCTTATGAAGATGTAGCTTCTAATATTCAAGGAAGAGAAGACTTAACGTATCATATTGATAATTATTATGCTACTATGGAAGACTTTATTAAAAAGCTATTAGATGGTATTAAAGATGAGTTAGATGATGATGATTTACCACCTAAAAAGAAACTTAATGAAAATGAACGAAAAATAGGTTACGTTTTACTTGAGATTCTAGAAAATTGGGAAACTGCTTTTGAATCTATGAGTGGTGGGTCAAAATATAATAAGAATTCAGTTTTAGAAACCATTAGAAACTACACAAATTTATCAACCAAAGATATTAGGGTTGCAATGAAACGTTTTAAAGGTCTTTATGATTTATTAAAATTAAAGGATTTATAGAAAAACCTTAATTCAAGGTATTTATAGTAAAACAATCGATATGCCAAGAAAAAAGAAACAAGATGTAAAAGTAAACAATTCGGAATCATTACAAGGTCTTATGCAAGAAACTTATAATGATGCTTGTTTACAAATCAATGATGCTCAGAAGACCATCAACGAAGTGACTTCAAGTGCAACACCAACGGATGTTGATGATATAACTAAGATTGCTAAAGAAAAAGGTAATCTATTAAAAGTTAAAGATTCAGCGATTAGAATTAAATTGGAACTTGCCAAACTACAAAGCGATATTATTAAAAATCGTGGTGATGTTGAAACAACAGTTAATGAGCGAAGTCAAGGTTCGGCCTCTTTTGATGATTTCAAAACAATCAGAGAAATGATTAAAAAGAATGAAACTGACTCAAATAACGAAAAAGAAGAATAAAACAAAGTCATATGTCTATTTTAGACCAAAAGAAGAAAATTTTTGGGAATGTAGCAGCAGCTAGAACTTTAACTGAAGGTATGCCTAAGTTAAAATTAAATTCTTCATTCCCATCAATGAATAATAAAACTAATAGCATAACCTTTTTAACTGATTTAATTAAATCTTTAATAGGTTATGTTGCTTTGGTTAAAACTCTAGTTAGTATATTAATACATGCTTTAGGGAATATAGAGAAAGAGATTAAATCAGCGTTAAAATTAGAGTTAAAAAGTATTGTTAGTTGTGGTATAGACCCTAGCCTACCTCCATTTATTAAAACAAATGGTTCTGGTATTATTATTGAAGTTAAAAAAATAGATTTTTTATCTTTATTAAAAGTTGACCCAAATTCTGTTGGTGGTAAATTGTTATATAATGACATAACTTCACCATTAACAAATTCAACCGATTTTAATACTTTTTTATACGGTCTAATACAAAATGATGGTGTTACGAGTACGTGGAATGATATATTTGATATTACATTCAATTCTATTGGTGTTGGTACGATACCAAATAATACAATCACTATAAAAGCCAATTCAAGTTACGATTCAAAAACTCTTAATGATTTAAATAATGATTTCATTAACTCATTAAAACTATTTAATACTGAAAATATCGTTAGTAAAATTATAGATATCATATTCGGTTCAATATCATTCAAACTTTCTAAATCTAGGAAACAATTGGATTCTGAAGAAAAACTTAATACGGTTATCGATAAAATGGTTGAAGACAACGCTAATGATAGTGTTGATGATAGTTATTTTGAATTTAGCAATGCTGAGATATCCACAATTGAAAAACGTTCAAATGAAAGACAAAGAGGAATTATAAAAATTAAAACATCGGTAGAGGTTGATAGTTCGATACCTTCTGACACATTAAATGAATTTACAACAGAAATTCAAAATGTAACAACCACAGAGAGTAAATCTCAAGTCCTATCAAGTAATCTAGATAGAATGGCTAGTGAAAGTGCCGACAAGGTAGGTGATAACGATAAAGATACTGTTAAACTTAACTTTATTCAGATGATTATAAATAACCTACTTAGAGCTATAATAGGTGTTATATTATCACCAAAAGTTGTTATTATATTCTTAGTTAATTATAAAATAATTAACGGTCCAACGGCTGAATATACCGATGGGGTTGATTTCATTAGAAAGAATAAAGTTCTATTTAATAGAATGATGAAAAAAATAACAACTATGATTGTTAAAATATTATTATCTATTGTTATGAAGGAAGTTGCTAAATTAGTAGCTGAATCACAAATTAAAAAGAATATTGAAAAAAATAAAAATAAATTAACTCAGATATTATCACTAGTTGGTGTATCTCAAGAAGTTATTAGAACAATAAAAGGTTTAACATAATGAGTGAACTTAATCTATCGTCAATTTCTTGTGTTTTAAAAATGGTATTATCTGCGTTTTCTATTCCAGAAGCACCAGTAGCACCACTTCCACCACCACTTATAATTGTTGGTGCTAAACTAAGAACTGGTCTCTCAGCACAAGCAATTGCTGCTAGAATAATATCAAGACAATCGGAGTCTGGTAGGCAAGTAGGTGATGTGTTTGCTGATGGTCCAAATGTTGAACAAATAATGGAACTAATTAGAGTTGAGGAAATTGTAAATGCCTTACTAAATGAGGCAGTTGTTAATGTTGTAATACCACCTGGTGTTGGAGTATCTACAGTAGGTGTGGGTAATCTTGGTGTACCAGTATTATCACAAGGTGCCACAACCTCAATGGGTATTGGTGATGGAATAATAAGATAAAAAGTTTTAATATGAGTAAAGAATATAAAAAAGAGTTAGAGGGTAAGTCAAATAATGAAATTTTATTTGATATTAAACAATTGGAAGCTGACCACGAATCAGTTAAAATTAATATGTTAAAAGATTATGACCGTTTGATTGAAATTGAGAAGAAATTTGACGATGCAAATAAAATATTGGTAAAAAGATTAAAAGGTGAGTAATAACGGAACAAATAAGTTAGGTAAAATAGCTGATACGTATAAACAAGATAATTTTAAATTTCTAGTTCATGGTATAGTAGAATCTATTGCCGATGAATTTGGTATGGGTAGAATCAAAGTTAGAATTAAAGGTGCTAAAAGTGTCGGTGGTGATGATGGAATATCTATAGAAGATTTAGCTTGGTGTCATCCACTTATGCCGAAACACATATCAGCAATACCTAAAAAAGGTGAAACTGTTTGGCTTTTCATACAAAGCAATAAAAAGAAACATTCAGATAGGTTATATATCGGACCACTAACATCACAACTACAATTATTAAATAAAGATGCTGGTTTTGTTTCTCCTTTAAGACCATTTACCTTTGGACAACAAGATGGTGACCAAGCAGTTACTGGTGAAAAAATTAGTAAAACTATTTTATCAGAATTAATTGGTGTTTTTCCTAACCCAGAGGATATATCGATACAAGGTAGATTTAATACAGATATAACACAAAAGGATAATGAGATAGTAATAAGAGCTGGTAAATTTGAAACATCAGACAAGAATAAATTCAAAATAGAATTTAATTCAAAAACTCAAGGTTTTATACAAATTAAAAACAACGTTATAATTTCACCAAAAGATGTTGAAACTAAAGAAACTGGTACGGTAACAAATATTGTGTCTAATAAAATTAATTTATTAACACATAAAGAAGGTTCACCAAGATTTAATCTAACTGACCAAGAACAATTAATTACTGATGAAGAAATGCTAAATATTCTTAATGATGCACATCAGTTACCTTTTGGTGATATATTGTTAGATTATTTAAAATTACTTAAGAATGCGATACTTAGTCATGTTCACAATGGTAGTGGTAATCCATCTACAGATTTAACCTCTTCTGGTAATATTAAATCAATAGCTAATTTAAAAGCAAATGCTGAAGACTTAGAAAATAAAATGTTATCTAAAAACATTCGAATTAATTAAGGTTTCGTGATATTTATTAATAAAACAAACCATGGTAATACGTACATATTTTGACAAGAACAATACAATTGTAAGTAATTCAACTGTAAATACTGGATTAAACCCAGTTACTGAATTATTTTATGGTGGTGCTATTGGATTAGAACAATACAGTAGATTCTTATTTCATTTTGATGAGGCTAGATTAAAGGCATTATATACTGGAAATACATATACAGATTTATCTAAACTTAAACACACTTTAAGGATGACAAATACTGGTAGTTTTGATAAAGATTTGTTAAATACTATGATGGGTTCAAAAGATAGAACATCTTCTTTCGACCTTATGCTTTTTAAGATTCAACAACCATGGGACAATGGTGTTGGATATGATTTTGAAGTGCCTATTTCTGGTAATATAGCATATTCAACGTTGTCATCTAACTGGGCCAGTCCACAAACTGGTATTTCATGGAGTGGTGGTACTGGAGTTTATTCTGGTTCACCTTCTGGTATTACTGTAACAACACAACATTTTGATAAAGGTAATGAAAATATAGAAATGGATATTAGTGATTATGTAAACGGTGTACTTACTGGTGATACTAATCATGGTTTAGGTATTGCATTTCCTCGTTCATTTGAACTTTTAAGTACTGCTCAATTAAGATACGTTGGGTTCTTTACAAACAATACTCAAACATTTTATGAACCTTTTATTGAAACTGTTTATGATAACCATATTACAGATGATAGAAATAACTTTTACTTAGACAAGGCCAATAAACTTTATCTTTATGTAAACGTAGGTGGTTCTCCAACCAATTTGGATTCATTACCTTCAGTTAACGTATTTGATGAGTCTGACACACTATTTAGTGCTTATACAACCTCAGATGTCAATCACATAACAAAAGGTGTTTATTCGATAGATATAAACGTTCCTACATCACCAACAAATTCTTGTACTATGTATAGCGATACATGGACTGGTATAACTATTAATGGTGTATCTAGACCGAATATTGATTTATCTTTCGTTATGGTAGATTCAATGGATTATTATAATATCGGTGATAGTGGTTCTTTACCTAAAAAAGTAGCAGTAAATGTAACTGGTATTCAAAATAAAGAAAAAATTAAAAGAGGTGATATTCGTAAAGTTTTAGTATCAGCTAGAATACCATATACTGTAGAGCAAACTCAAAATATAAGTGATATTAAGTATAGAATTTATGTTTTAGAAGGAACTTCAGAATTAACTGTTATAGATTTTCAACCAATTGAAATTAGTAATAATAATTATTATTTTTTACTAGATACTGAAAGTTTGATTCCTAACATATATCATTTAGATATTTTAGTTACATCAAACTTAGAAGTAACAACACTAAAAAATACATTAGCGTTCGAAATCATTAATCAAGTAGAATTAAGAAATGGTCAATAAAAATTAAAAATTTGACATTTTATTAAAAGTCACTATATTTATACATGTGTTAACTCCACAGTATTAGTCCCGACCATTAAAACGGTTTAGAGTTGTTTTAAAACAACAAAGGTATTAGTACGATAATAACAAATATTAAAAAGTTAAAATATGATTAAAGAAAACAATTTGGTACCAGTACCATCAGCAAACATTGCTGTAAACAAAAGTAGAGTAAAATTATATAAGAATACGGGCGATATGCCAACGTATTATCTACAAAAGGGGCAAGAGTTCCAGATAGAACTATTCAACCCAACACAAGACGTTATAATGGCTAAGATATACCTTAACGATAAGGCTATATCTCAAGGTGGATTAATTATAAGACAAGGTGAAAGAATTTTCCTAGAACGATATATTGATGTAGCTAAAAAATTCTTATTCGATACATATGAAGTATCAAACTCTGAAGAAGTTAAAAAAGCTATTAAAAATAACGGAGATTTTAAGGTTGAATTTTTTAGAGAAACAACACTAATGACTCTCTCACTTCATGATTTTGGTAATACTTATGTAAGTCCATCAGATAATAGTGGTAATTATAATTCATTTAATAATACTACAACTAGTAGATTTATATCTGGTAGTATGTACGATGCTAATCTTACAACTCCGATAGGTTCTAACACTGAAAAAAGTTTAAATGTAAATTTAAATAATAAAATAGAAACTGGTAAAGTTGAACAAGGTTCTACATCAGAACAAAAAATAAAAAGTGTAGTCATGGATTTTGAATTTTCACCATTCCATACTATTGAATGTAAAATGTTACCAGTATCACAAAAAATAAATACTGTAGATGATATTAAAGTAAAAGTATACTGCACATTTTGTGGTAGTAAGTTAGGTAAAGGAGATAAGTTCTGTTCCAGCTGTGGTACAAAAGCTTAAATAAAAATAAAGGAGTTAACATAAAAATTCGAAGGTATTATATCTTCGGATTTTTTAGTTTGTATTAATAAAAGTATATAACACAAAAAAAGTCTAACCTTTCGATTAGACTTTTAATGTTTATATAAGAAATTATATTATCTTAATTCATTGATGTTAAATGTTTGAACTCCATCAACTCTCACGTGACCGTAGAATCTATTGTTCACTACTTTCTTAGCGTAACGAGTCATGATTCCTTTCACTGGTGCGAAATTGAATGGGTTATACATTGTTGGTGTCAATTGTAAAGGTACGTATGGTGCATAAATGTACCCAGTATCTAACAATGATTTACCTTTATGTCCAATGATTACTGAGTAAGCTGGAGCGTAAGGGTCACGGTACACTTGGTAACGTCCACTTAAAGAACCAATTCTTTCAATACCCATGTTGTATGAATCTTGCTCTGGGTTAGCATCACTTACGTGGAAGTATTCTAAATCATCAAAGATAGCTGAGATTTCAGAAGATACAACGATGAAGTTAGCACCACCTCTAAGAGTTGATTTATGTATTTGTGCAGAAACTTGATTTAATTTAGTAATTAAAGTTTGGTTCCACTCTTTTTGAGTATAAGGACTTGCAGAAGTCGAAGCTTTTCTCCATCCATTATAATCCCAACGTAATTGCCATGCAGCAGCTTTACGGATATCTCTTAAGATTTCTCTATCGATTTCAGCAGCAACTTGTTCAGACAACATAGCTGTTAATTCAGCTTCAGCATCGATGTTATGGAATGCAGAAACATCTTGTGCTAACTCTGGAGACCATGTAGCTCTTAATTTTCTTTCTTCAACAGCAACAACAACTTCATCCAATGTGAAAGATACTTCTCCCATTTCAGTTTCTAGTTCTAATGATGCGTATTCACCCCATGCAGCAGTGAATGTAAATGCAGATACTGTAGTAGCAGATGCACCAACATAACCATCGTATGTAGACGTTCCAGCGTTAGCAGCTCCCGTAGCAGTTACACCAACTGGGTGACGTAAATCTAATTCAATATATAAGTTACCAGTAGAATCAGTCAATGAAGAATAATCTACGATACCTTTACCGTATTGTTGTGTTACTAATCTAAAAGGAATTTCCTTGTTAGCAGCGATAATAACGTTATTATCTTGGTCATTAATTCCAGCAGAAGGTACAACGTGTAATGAAGCTAAGAAAGACTCAGTATCCATTTGGTTCCCATCAGCACCAGTCATGATTGCTTTGTTTGAGTTATTTGGAGAAAATCCAGAGATAGCTAAAATAATACTTCTTACAGAACCATCAGTAGACGTAGCTAAAGTTGAAGCTGGAGCACTAATAGTGTAAGCACCGTTTGAATCCATAGACAATGTTTGTGGACCAGCGTGAGTACGAATAGTTAAAGTACCTTTAGAGTTATCAAATAAACCATCATTATAAAATAAATCATAAAGATTTTTTGCTAAGAATGGTGTAACTACACATGTTCCATCAGCTGGTAATACACATGAAGGAATACCTTCAGCAGCCATACCAGTATGTGCTGAGAATGTTGTTCCGTATACATCAGATGCAGCATTAGATGAATAATTGTTTCCAGCAACACCATTTTGGTCAACACGACTAGATGTTTGTGGTACGAAATAGAATAATTTACCAATTGGCATATTCATAGCTTGTACTGATACGATATCATTAGCTAATAATTTAGAGAATACTCTACGTACAATAGGGAATACAACTGTCTCGAAAGAACCAGAAGAATTACTTGATGTAGACTCAGTTAATAATGTAGACGCTTGGTTTTCATATAATTGAGCGATATTTTCTTTAACGTGACCTTTAAGACCTTCTAAGAATCCTAATGAATCCCATTTTGATTGAGTTTCTAAACGGATAGCCTTCATGTGGTTTAATCCGATGTTCCCAACTTGTCCAGATGTTAATAAATGTGACATAATTTGTTTTTTGTTTTTATTTTTGTTATAGGTTATTTTTATTATCTTTTTTCTACTCTATTAATCAAATCCATGATTCTTTTTGTAGATGTGTCAGCATAAGCGTTACTTTCATTTAACTTTTTTGATACACTTGTTGTTGCTTCCTTAATAATTTTGCTCTCAACTGCTTCAGAAATTGGTTTTCTTGATTCCAATTCACCTTCAATAGTTTTAGCTAATTTTTTTGATTCTTTAATGCTTGTTACATCATCAAATCTTTTTAATATACTTCCTTTTTCAGTTTTTGTAGTAGAATGTTCTGTGAACAAACTAGTAACACTTGCAAGATTAGTATTCCAAACTACAGTTTCAATTAACTTAGTTCTAAATTCTTTTAATGCACCTCTGAATTGTTCGTTTTCACTTTTTAGCTTAGTAGCTTCTTTTAATAAAGTATTATACTTCTTAGCTGTTTCAGAAACTAATTTTTTTGATTTTGATAAAGCTTCTTTTTGAAGTTTAGCATTAGTATGTGATGTTGCAACTTTCGCCACTCTTCCACCAACATATCTAGTTTCATCTAATTCTTCATCTTCTTCACCTTCTTCAGACTCAACACCTTCAATGTCTCCACCTTCTTCTTCAGATTCTTCTTCACCACCTACAGTTGGTAAACCACCTTCAGCTTCTTCAGAATCATCATCCATTTCAATATCATATTCTACATCATCTCCAGCTTCATCTTCTATGTCTAAGTCTCCTATACTAGAATCCATATCCACTTCTTCTTCTTCACCTTCTAATGCATCTAACTTTACGATATACTCACCTGGCTCTTGAACATTTAAATGAAGCTCATCACCAACAACTTCGATTTCGTCTTCACCACTCATTTTTTTATAAATTGCGATTACGTCATCATCAGATGCTCCCGTCATATCCATGTCCTCTCCATCTAACGCATCAACGTCCATTCCTAATTCTGGTTCCATTCCCATTTCTGGTTCAGCAGCCACTTCTTCAGAGTCACCCATGTTATCTAGTCCACCTTCTAATTCTTCAGAGTCACCACCTAACGTGATATCATCAGCTACTTCTTCAGTACCTTCAATATCAAGAGTGTCATCCTCTAATTCTTCTTCCTCATAAACTTCTTCCATTCTTGAAAGAGATTCTTTTACAACACTATCAATTTCTTCTTTAGCAACGCTACGAAGTATTTCTTTTGTGTTAGCATTAAGAGCATTTTGAATATTTTTAATATCCAACATTGCTTCTTCGATTATTGATTTCTTTTCTGCCATTTTATTTTTAAATTGTTAATTTATTTTATTAGATAAAATATTAAGGTCTGACCCCATTTGGTAATAAATATATATTATTTCCATAAAATTCATTTTTTATGTAAAAAAATGTAAAATAAAAACTTAATCAGATAAAAATTTATCTAAATCGTCTAAAAGATTTTCATTAAGTAATGGTTTTTTTATGTTTACGTTCTCTACGTAAGGTTTTAAGTCTTCATGGTTTCTACCAATCCAAGCATCTGGTGTAGATGGTGCGGTAACTACATCCCAACAAATTATCTCAAAATCATCTTGAACTATCTGCTGACCATCTTTACCTTCTTGAAGTGAACCAACACCTCTTGATGATACACCAATCTTTATTCTATTTCTTAATAAGTTGGCAACGTCATCACCTTTACAAGATATAATCCCTAGGTTAACAAAACCTGGACTCATTATAACTTCCATCTTACCCATAAGTGTGTGACCTTCCCACCACGTTTCAACAATATTATGTGAAATCCTATCACCAGCGATAATAGAAGATTCTGGGTGGTCTAACTCACCTACTGCTCTACGCTCTATAATAGCCTCTTGATAAAGTCTATCTTGGTTCCTAAGAACAGCCTCTGGATATATACGTCCATTTCGATTAAGTATTCCAAACTTCTGTAATACCACATACACCAATAATGGTTCTGCTATAACCAACTTACCACTTTCAAGTTTTTTCATCTCGTTTATGAAAGGTAAATTTCTTGGCTCATCTGGAGAGATGTAACCAGCATCATGTTCTATCAAGTAGCCGTAACCACTTTCTCCACGCTTTAATATTTTTATATCTTTATCCATATTATATGATTATAGCTATAAATATATGCGTAAAATAAAAAAGGCCCAAACGGGCCTTTATTAATTTGTATTATTTATTTTTTATTTTTTTTTCTTATGAAAATTAAATGTTTTATTACTATCAAATACTGTCTTTATTAAAGTATCTGAAATTAAAACTAACCTATCGAGCATTACTTCAGATGTTAATGGAATTTCACTTTCTAGAAATAAAGTTATTTCACAATTCATAAAACTTCTTTTACCTAGTTTTATTCCAGACTCACGTATATCTAAATCAACTATCGTTTTATCGTTCTTAAACATAATCTCATAATCTGAATTTATATACCCGAATAATGATTGTCGTATCTTTTTATTTAAGTCCCTAATTGAATGATTGTAATTAAACCCATTATCCTCACTAGGTTCAACCCATGCTGATACATTAATATATATCGCTTTAGGTTTCTTATTATTTACACTACCAAATATAATATTGTAATTCTTGTGTTTATTAGTTTTAATTTCTTTACCAGTTTTCATATTTTTATTACAAATATAATAAAAATACCTGGCATAGTCAATACCCCTAGAATTTACCCCATAAAGCTACCGCTATACCTATAACAATCTGTACAAATGAAATAACTGCAATAGCAGCAACCCATCTATTTTTTTGTTTATATAATTCATCTTTAGCTTCCTTCATTTGCGTTGGGCTCCAAATTTCACTTACCTTATCAACCCAAAGGTCATGTTCTTGAACTTTAGTTTCAAAATTTTTAACTTCAGTCAGTTTTTGATTTAGTTCTGTAAAACGACTATCCATATCCTTACGCATATCCACATAGTTATCGTTTAAACGTTCTAATTCTTTTAAAACCAATTTACTGTAATCATCCCAAGTTTCTTTATCTGCCATTTTATATTATAGTTTTACATTTCCTAATAAGTTCATTACTCTAACACACATGTTTTCGTAACATTTAATTTTACCTTTTTCTCCAGAAACACTATCAATCTCACCTTTACCGTTATCTACGATACATTTTAACTCTATTAAAAGAGCTTTATATGAACTATCTTCTTGTTGTGTCTGACACAACTTTTCTCTTAGTTCTTTTAATTTTTTCACGTTTTCACTAATCTCTCCCATAATTTTAAGATAATGAACTTTTCAGTTCAACTAATTTAGATATATTTTTAATAAAATCTTCCTTTATATCTTTTTTATCGTTTAATAACCTATCCTTAACAGTTAATAGTTTCTCCTTTGTGTTAGTATCAGACTCTTTAAGTTTAACATCTATCAAATCAATACACTCTCTTAGAGTATTAGTATAAACCTCTAATCTTTTAGTCTCATCTTCATCCATTAAAACTTTAACTAATTCTTTTTCAGATTCGGTTAAGGTAGAATATTTTTCGTTATATTTTTCAATCATTATGCTACTTAACATACTATTAGGTAACTCTATTGATTCAGATATTACTTTAACAGTATTACCTTTTAAATATTCCAATATACTATGTCTTGCTTCAACTATTATTGATATTGTATCAGATTTCTTATTAGTCATAATAAGAGAATGTATATTCTCATATAAACTTTTTTTAACCTCATTAATGTTCTGTTTTTCAAAACTAATTTGATTCATTAATGTTAAATTAGCTACATCAATATCTTTCTTTGAAAACTTACTCATCAAATCAATTGATTCTTGAATATATTGAATGGCCTTAAAACTATCAGTCTCAACCATATTCTCTATACTATTATAGATTAAGAATTGTGTTCTAAGAATCTCATTTTCACTAATCATCTTAACATATGATTTGAATAGTTTCTTAGTACCCTCATCCTTAGTACCAATGTTCTCAGCAAGTATGTTATTATAAACATCTTTTATTTCACCAAAATTGGCAACTGGAATATTAGTTATTTTTATTTCTTTAGACATATTCTACCTTTTATTATAAATATCTTTATTTTTTTAAAAATACCATTTACTCTAACATTTTATCAATATCGTCAATCATATTATCGATATCATTATTAATTTTAATGTTTTTATTATAAACTTTAGTCTTTTCACCTTTATCTTTATTGGTCGGTTTCACACCCTCAATTAGTATATCAACAAATTTATTTTCGTATTTTTTAGTTCGTTTATTTAGTTTAGTTGTTAAATTCTTTTTTCTATCAGTTAATAGTTTATCAACTCTTTTAATGTTTTCAGACAATGCTTCACCAGCCGCTTCTGGTTCTACAGCTCCTTCATCAGCACCTTCATCAGCACCTTCATCAGCACCCCCATCTTCATCAGCACCCCCATCTTCTTCATCACCGAAATCTAGGTCTTCACCACCAGCACC